GGGAGCCGTAGAAGACATGCGAAAAGCTGGCATCAACCCTATCTTAACATACCAGCAAGGCGGAGCAAGCACTCCGGGAGGTGCGCAAGGCACTATCAGCGGGGCAAGCATGGGTCTCGCAAGCAGCAGTGCGGCGACCGCAAGCGCTCTCGGAGTAAGCCAAAACCACAACAACACATGGAGCAAGAGCGAAAGCAACTGGTACAACGCAGCACAAGCGGTCGGAGACGCTACAAGCTGGTCGCACACGAGCGCAGACAAAGCGTTAAAAGCATTCGAAAACGTCCTTAATGAGCTTGGAGGCCTGGGAGGAGGATCAAAATCCGAGGCAGGCGGTGGCGCGGGCCGTGGAGGCAGAAATCCAAACGGAAAACCCGCAGAAAGAATGGACTATTACGCAAACAAGCTATTTGGACATGAGGGCAAATAATGGGATGCAACAAACCGTTAATCCGGTTTTATGTACCTCACAACAGGGAAGCGAGTGGGCGAGTGTACTCACTCGCTTCTTTTAACGAGATCCACAAAACCGAAATGCGATATGAAGATCTGATTTATCGCAAAGATGTAATGATGATTCCGTGTGGACAATGTACAGGATGCAAGCTACGCAAGCGCAAAGACTGGGCCACGAGAATGGAGCTGGAAGCATACAGCCACAAAAAGGAAAGCATCTGGTTTATCACGCTCACCTACGATGACGACCATGTGCCAACACAAGACACAGAAACAGGTGAAATCTTCAAGGGAGGCGTAAACGTATGGAGAGACGCCTCAGAGCGTCCCAAAACGGTGCAAACTTTAAGCGTAGAGGATGTCCAGTTATTCATGAAAAGGCTCAGAAAGGCCGTCAGCGGGCCTCTCAGATACTTCTTAGCCGGAGAGTATGGAGACAACACCTCAAGACCACACTATCACATGATACTGTACGGGTGGTATCCAGACGACTTAAAGCCAATTCACAGGCTATCAAGGTTTGGACACTACACGAGCGATAAACTGGTCAAAGTCTGGGGACAAGGAACAGTTGACATAGCTCAAGCAACACCAGAAACGTATAACTACGTAGCTGGATATGTAACCAAGAAGCTGTACGGAAACGACAGAGACAAATACAAGAAAATGGGACTCATACCGCCATTCAGCATAATGAGCCGAAAGCCAGGACTCGGAGACGAATGGTTCCAAAAGAATCAAGAAAAGCTATGGCAACTTGGATACATCCAGCTGACAAACGGCAAGAGAGCAGCCATTCCAGAATATTATTGGAGAAAGCTGGAAGCCGAAAATCCTGTAAAGGCGTGGAGAATCAAGCAGTATCGACAAGAAAAAGCCATTGCATCCCTAATCGAAAGAAACATGGAAACTGACAAGCAGTACGCCGAACAACTGGCCGATAAAGAAGCAGTCATGAAGAAGAAGATGTCCAAAGCAAAGGGCGTTTTTTAGCCCTGGTGTCACTCAGCCAAGTAACTATCAAGTATATATACTTGGCTGAGTGTTTTTTAGTTTTTATCAGCGCGCGCGCACGCGCGCGTAATCGCGCACATGCACGCACGATTTTTATTATTTTATTATTTACTTGTTGTAGTCGTAGCAGTAGGGAGTGTTGAAATGTTGAATACTATGAATTTCTATCCTTGGTACGATATTTTGTGGTTAATTTTAATGTTGATAATTTTGTGGATAACTTGTTGAATTGTTGAAAGTGTAGCAATATGCACAAAACCATTTGTGCAACTTTTTGTGGAAAACCTGTTGAAAGTGTTGAAAGTGTTGAAAACGCAATTAGAGGCAGTTCGGCAGCTGGCCGGAAAGTCACGTCATGCTCTTCGTACGGCGCACCGCGCCTAGCGCATGACCTTCAAGGCGAAATTCTTCTATGAAATCCGAAGATTTGACAACAACGGAGATACACACATCGTACCAAGTTCAGCGCGTAGCAAGCTGCTTCACAGTAAAGGAGAACTAATATGACTAGTATACGGTTTGCAAGTAACAAACAGTTACTCTACATGAAGTACAGATACGAATATTGTAAAGGGGATTGTGAGAGCTGCCCATGCAAAGTCAAAGAACACCGTTGCAGATACGTATACGAAGAAGTTAAAAAGGAACTCGACGAACGAAATAAAAGACCGGGAAAGCGAGATTGACAATCTCTCTTTTTTTTGATATAACAGAAACAGTCAGACAGCACAGAAGTGTTCCTCCAAATTTCATTTTTACAAAAATAACTTTACGAAAGAGGTGAACCGCCCTGACTCTCCAAGAAATCAAGATGCTGTTTGAAAACATCCAGAAAATCTTGGCTATGCTAGACAAGATTTACCACGCAGTAACGGGCAACCAGACGGAGGTGTAAACCGTGGAGAAAAAAACATGGAACGTAAGAGACCAGACCGATGCGAGCCTTATGGAAAAACTGATGGAAACCTACAAAGCAATCGACGCCGGATACAGAATGGTAAGAAAAGCCGCGAATATCGAAGACGCACAGTACTACCTTGACATCGTGTATCGCAAAAAGGCGTTCGCAAGCAACATAGAAGTAGAACTGCTCAGAAGGGAGATTAATCGTGGCAAAGAGGAGTAAAGTACGCAAGTCGAAAGACGCAAAAATCTACAACAAGACCGCACGAAAGACCAAAGCGATCAACCTTGGGAGCGGCGCGATGAGAGGGGGCATCAGACTGTGAGTGTACTATTCGCAGGAATCACAACGGCAGCTCTGGCAAGCGCGTTTGTATTAATTATAATCGCAATCGACATCATCAAAGAATGGTTCAAATAAGGAGACAATCATATGAACGTATACGGAATCTTCGACAAATGCGTGATGGGTTACATCACCATCTTTACCGAGCGCGAAGACAAGGTAGCCGAGCGCAATTTCAAAATCGCATTAACTGACCCGGCCAACATCATGAGCAAAACGACCAGCGACTATCGATTGGTACGTCTGGCAAAATTTGACGAGAAAACGGGCCTGTTCGAGAACGAAAAGGAGAACATCTTCGATGGCGTATCGCTCAGTAAGTAATTTCAGAGAGACTGCAACGGCAAAAGCTACCGAGGCCGGAGAGCCCATCAGACGGACGTACCTTTGGGAGCTCGACAAGAATGGCGAAAAGGTACTGACGCTTGACCAGACCATCGACCAGCAAGCGGAAATCGACAGCTATCTGGAAGAGACCAAACTGGAAAACATCATCCGGCGAGCATCAATCGACCCTGACTTAGCAGCAAGACTGGTGCCAGACATAGGTAATGGACTCCAGGACGCAACCCAGATGCCGGAAAACCTGATGGAGCTGCAGAACATCATGCTGCGAGCTGAGCAGATCTGGGATGAAATCCCAAAGGAAATCAAGCTCAAGTTTGACAATGACGTCGATAAATTCGTGGCAAGCTTCGGAACTATCGACTGGGCAAAAAATCTGGGCATTTATCAGGAGGAAAAGCCTGAAGAGCCTAAAAAGGAGGAAGCCGCTGAATGAACAGAAACAAAGACGCAGGATTTAACCAAGTTCCGCGACTGGACATTACGCGAAGTCGCTTCAAACGACGGCAGGACGTCAAACTAACAATGAACGCGGGCCAGCTCATTCCGTTCTATGTGGATGAAGTGCTCCCGGGCGACACCTTCAGCATCGACCAAGCAGCAATTATCCGTATGACAACGCCTATCTTCCCGGTTATGGACAACTGCCACATGGATATCTACTACTTCAACGTACCATGCCGTATCATCTGGAAACACTTCAAACGATTCATGGGCGAAAACGACACCGGGCCATGGGCACAAACTCAGGAGTACACCATTCCGCAGGTCAAGGTAACTGGCACAACTGACAAGCCGGCACCTTACGAAGGAAGCATCATGGACTACATGGGCATTCCTACCAAAGTGAGCAAAGGAGCCGACAGCGCATTCAGCATTAACGCACTGCCGTTTAGAGCCTACGCTATGATCTGGCAGGAGTGGTTCCGAGACCAGAACGTAGACAATCCAGCCATCAACAGCGAAGAAGATGCAACCGTAAACTATACTGATGATGAGGCCAAAGGCATGGACGCGGAAAAGCCGGATTTGGAGTACATCCTCCAGAACGCATACACAGGCGGCAGACCGCTGCCGGTAAATAAGTACCACGACTACTTCACATCGGCTTTGCCTTCCCCTCAGAAAGCGGGAGAACCTGTGAGAATCCCAATGAGCGAAGCAGCAGACATCTCAGTATACGAAGACAGAGAATTAACAAAACTGGCAAAGTTAGGTGGAAACTACACCTGGCCGGGGCCAATGTCGTACCAATATGATAGCATGTACAACGGAAGATCCATAAGCATGGCATCAGGGGATAACATGCACTTTCTCGGCGCAAATCTGAAAGACGCTACGGCAACGACCATCAATCAGCTGCGGCAAGCATTCCAAGTCCAGAGATACTATGAGCAGCTGGCACGCGGAGGCAGCCGTTACCGCGAGATGATTTACTCGCTGTTCCACACAAAAATCAGCGATAGGACGGTGCAAATTCCTGAATACCTGGGCGGTACGCGCATTACCATCAACATGAGTCAGGTCATCCAGACCAGCGGAACGACGCAAGAAAGTCCTCAGGGCAACACGGCAGCAGTGTCCGTTACGCCGTACAACGGCAGCATGTTCACGAAAAGCTTCGAAGAGCACGGCTATGTTATCGGCGTGTGCTGCATCCGACATGACCATACCTACCAGCAGGGCTTGGAGCGGATGTGGAGTCGCAAAACTAATCTGGATTTTTATTATCCCGTCTTCGCAAATCTGGGAGAGCAAGCCATCCTGAAGAAGGAGCTGTATCTCACTGGTACGAGCACTGACGAGCAGGCATTCGGCTATCAGGAAGCATGGGCAGAATACCGAATGAAGCCAAACCGCATCAGCGGCAAGTTCCGTTCGAATGCAACGGGGACGTTGGACAGCTGGCACTACGGAGACAACTATAAAGAGACTCCAAGCCTGAGTCAGATGTGGATGAAGGAAGGAGACTCTGAGATTCAGAGGACTCTGGCTGTTGATAACGAGCCGCAGTTTATCATGGACACCGTCATTGACAATACATCTGTGAGACCTATGCCTATGTACAGTATCCCGGGTCTCGTAGACCATCACTAAGAAAGGGGGGAAGCCCGGGGCAAAACCCCGGGCTATTTCATTATGGCGTTAGCAGCAATCGGCAGCGCGCTACTCGGAATCGGCAAACAACTACTCCCAACAATCGCCGGGGGATTAATAAACAAAGTGCTGGGCGGAAATCTGATGGAGAGCAACGGAGGAAGCAAACAGCACAACGAAAGCTCAAGCCAGGGAGGCGGCTACAGCACCGCCGCAAGCGGCGTAAACCGAGAGCAAAATCTGCAAGACTGGAACAGTATGCTAGGGGCAATTCAAAGCAATATGCAAAGCCAGCAGAAATTTAACCGTCGAAGCATGTTCGAGCAAATGGGTTATAACACCATGGCGGCGATCACTCAAGGCATATATAACCAGATAAGCAACAACGCAGCGATGTCCTACAACAGCGCACAAGCAGCCAAAAACAGAGCTTGGCAAGAGCAAATGAGCAATACAGCTTATCAGCGAGCCGTAGAAGACATGCG